GCCTTTAAAAATGATTGTGTAAAGTAATTTTGAAAAAATTCATCAAATGTTTTTTCATATGATTTTGCAACCTGTCTTCCTCCAGGGCTGACTACGGTAACTTCTTTTCTAGTAAAAACTGGTTCATCATTAATATTAAAAACTAGTAGATCTTTTTTAGGCTTAATAGTTATTGGTTGTCCGCTTTCCATAACTTGTGCTTTATTATAAAATGGTTCCTTTGCATCTTTTTGTAATGTTTTTGATTGTCTAAAAGTTGATGTAATCTGTATACCGCCAGCATTGGCTGACGATGTTATGTTGAATAATCTCGCTTCTGGTGATCCAGTTCTATACCATTCATATACGTGATGCAATGCTTGTGGATTAGATCTAGCATGTGAATCCATCCATTGACTTAATCCAGCAATTATTCCACGACCAAACTCTTTCATAAAATCAGATTTGCCACTTTCTACACCTTCTATAAAACCAATAGAATAGTCTACAAATTGTGACATTTTTTGATCAAATGCTCTTGTGTCAAATTTAACTAACATTATTCAACCACCTGATTTTCTGATCTACGAATAGTCATTTGATAATAATCAATTTCTCCGTATGGCGCAAAGTGTGGATCATATGATGCAACTTCATAAATAGTTCCCTTACCACTTCGTGGTCCTGCAGTTTCTTCATAAATTAAAGTACCAGATGCATTTCTTATGTTTGTTAATAAAATGTTGGTAACCGCTTGATTTTTATCTCTGCTAGTTAATCTAAGATCTTTTCTACTTCTAGCAATTAGTGTATCTTTTAATTGTAAAAATGATTGTGGAGTAATTTCTCCCATACCTTTTCTAGAATATGGCATTGCATTAATAGCGATAGTTCTATCAAACACCCAACCCTTTTTTACTTCACCGTATTGACCCTGAGTAATGAATGGAAAATAAACATCTGCCAACATAGGAAAGTAGAGATCAGTATCTTCACAGTTTTCTGTGGCCATATTAAATCACCCACGGTTTACGCAATGTTGTTGTATATTTTTCCAATGCTTTGTCAACAAAAAGATTTCCTGTACCATCTAGGTGACGTTGATCCCATGTAATTGTAAATTGATCTGTTTGATACTGATCAATTGAACGCTTATAATAATCTAGTTTTCCACAACGAATATCGTCCATCAATCTAATTGTTGCATCACGAATATCATTAGGAATAACTCTAAAACCAGTTTCATAAATAATTAAATAGTCAACGCCTTCTGGAAACATAACTCCAGTATTTGTGGCACTAAAAGATGGGGTATCAAGTGCGCTGTATGCATTAAATGAATCAGACATTACTGATCTATATTTTAGTGGCTTCTTTTCAGCACGATTGTATTCTCCTGAACCTGGAAGATCTTTGTAGATTGCAGTTCTATCCATTGTAATACCGTATGTATATTCTCCCAAATAAGGTGGGCTTTGATTATAATCATATACAAGTTGTGAGTTTTCATATACCTGCAATACTCTATATGCCAAATTCCATAGTGGCAAATAGTCCGTACCTTGTCCAACCACTTCTAACAAGTTCTTTTCAAATAAAAATCCTTGGGGTCCAACTATAGTATTAATAATAGTTCTTGCCAAACGTTCATCGTCCTCATACTGAGCAATTTCTGATGCTGTTGACACTAAATCACGAACATCTACGTATGGACGAATAACGTTTAAAATATCTTGTACAACAATATGTTCCTCAATATCTGTTCCTGTCTCATATACATTAACAGCATAGTCATGATCATATTTAATAAACTCTCCTGTTAATGTATAGGTAATTTTTGAGTTATTATCTGATGTCAATATTACAGAATCTTCAATAGTTCTAGGAGCATTTTCAATGGTAAATAAGTAATCAGCATTAGGCTCTGGAACCGTATAGGTAATGTCAATTGGATATGGTGGTTGTCGTCTTACGATCATATCTTTTTACCGTATGCCCTAGCAACTTCTTCAGCACTAGCCAATCTTACAGATTTATTTTGTAACCAAATTTCTGATTTTTCTTTAGTTACTATGTTGTAACCAATATTCAAAGATCCAACGCCACCCATAAAAATATTGTTTTTAGAATAAAGTGCTACTTTTTCTATTTTATTTGACATGAATCCTCCTGCGTTTATTATACCAGAATATCATCTAGTTCTACGTTTTGATCTTCCGTATGTGGTGCTATAACTTCTAAAATTGTTTTGTTGAGCATGTCTTATTGCTGCTCCGTTTTGTGTTCCTGAAGGATTGACAGCATTAGGTCCAGATGTGTCTCCCATAATTGCTCCAGGAGTTTTCATTCCTAATGCCATTTGAGTTTGTAAACCACCTGGTCCCATAATAATTGCACCACCTACTCCACCAACTACAAATGATCCATCGCCATTTAGTGGATTTTCACGATCTGAATTATTATATGACATGCTTCTCCTTACAATGTGAAAAGGGGCGGGGATTTAACCTCCCGCCCCCTTTACGGGTTCAATTAAGAACGATTAGGATTCTGCTGCAGCATCTGCGAAAGCAACTGCATCAAGTTCTTCCCATTGGATACCAAAGCGAACGAATACTGTGTATTCAATTGTGTCCTTCTTTGGCTTGTACTCACGGTTAACAGTGATATCACGTTGGAAGCCCCATACACGGTTCTGTGGGAATGTAAGATCTACATATCCTGCAGGGTAGTAAGGTACTTCTTGGACATCAATGCCGAGAACACGAGTTGTACGTGCTCCACCGAAAGTTTGAGCATTTCCATCAAGGTATGCTTGACGGTTTGCAGGTGTACCTGCTGGAGTACCAGCAAATGCTTCTGCAATAGCATCAGCAAGAGTACCGTTATGCTTAACGATTCCTGCGAATGCATCTGTACCAGCATAGAACTTTAGGTTCTGCTTTAGTGCACGATACTTACGTGGCATTGCCAAGATGATATCTTGCATTACTTCAGTTGTCCACTTGTTGTCTGCAACTGTCACGATTGACTCGTGTGCTCCTGAACCTGAAGCGGTTGTACGGTGTACGAAACCTTCCATGATTGAAAGGAAGTCACCTGTTGAACCATCGCCATTAATAGCAAGGTCTTCAATATCGTTAGCAAATGCGTTGGTCATCAATCTTACGATATGATCTTCCAAAGCACCTCCTTCAATATTGTCTTCAAGTGCTTCAGTTGAAACTTCCCAATCTAGACGAATCTTCTTGGTTGTAAGTTCAACCTTAGAGAATGTTGCACCAGCGTTTGTGTAATCATATGATGCTTGTGCAGCAGCACGGATAACACGCTCACCAACATTGACTTTCTCAAGTTCAATGGTGTTTGCTCGCATTGTAACTTTACGACCATCTTGGGCGAGAACTGTCGCATCCCAAACATAGTCAATAAATCTACGAGCCTGCTCTGGAAGCAGAATACCACCTGGAGTACCAGTTGGATTAACTGCGTTTGGTCCTGAAGTAGAACCCATCAGTGCTGTAGGAATGTTTCCAAGCGCAGCGTCTGTATGGTAGTTACCTGCAACGTCTGCACCAGCACTTGAACCAGAAGCAAAAGAACCTTCACCGTTCAGTGCTCCTGGAGGAGTTGCTGAACCAGGATAGTTCTTTACGATCTCTGTGTTTTGTTCTGACATATATTTCACCTCCTGAGTGATTTCTATATATTTAGTTAAATAGGTCGGTATTTTTGAGGAAACGACCGCCCCATAGGGATTTTTGAACCTTTTGTGGCTCAAACTGCACGATCTCGCCTAGATCGCCAGACTTGCGGAAAGCGGTATCTTGCTCTACTGCATCTACTCGCTTACCAAACTCATCAAAATTGCCTTTAACTGAAGCAACTTCGTTTGTTACTTTTGTAACATCTTCTGTTACTCCTGCAACTGATTTTTGTAGTTCCACAACTGTATCATTGATTGATTTTACAGTTGCTGCTAGATCGCTAAAGGCTGATGTTAGACTATTCTTAATCTCAGTAATTGCATCAACAACTACTTCTTGATCAGACTTAGACACCTTTTTTGCCTTGTCTTTAGCATCTTCTGCATCTTCGTCCGCTTGGGTTTCTGATGCATCTTCTGCTGCTGACTCTGCTTCATCCTTAGATGGCTTGGCTGCCTTCTCTATTTCTGAAACATCTGCTACGGCATCTGCCTCTGGAGCGACCTCTGTTTCTGTAACTTCTGGGGCTGCTTCTGCTTCTACCGCTTCTGCAACCACTGATGTATCTTCTGACATAGTATCCTCCTTTGTCATCTTAATTGTCTTAATGCCTTTAGCACTATCAACTAAGAACTTTATCATATTTGCGTTATCTTTATCACCTTTTTCAACAAAACCAATATTAGTCATTTCAGATCCATCTACTGGACTAATTGCTGACTCTTCTGC